TGTTACCATATCATATACCGAAGCATAATCCTGTGGCAATTCAAAAAATAATGATAAAGTTATATTAGATGTTTTATCTATAGGATTTATTCCTCCTGAAAAGGTAGCGTGATTAAATGTAAAATCAATACTAAGTAATCCTCCTTGAACTAAAACAGCTCCTGTTAAATCAACCTCAAGTATAGAGTCGCTTACCGTAACAGGTCCATTAATACTATAACTACCCGGTGTAGCTGATGCTTCAGAATCATAACTTGATATTCCTATCTCTTCTGATACTCCACTTACAACATACTCCATCATTGTCATATTGCCATTCTTGTCAATCAAGTCATACCCCTCAACATAGTTGCCATACATCAAACGATTGCCCATAATTGTTTGAGCCTTTGCTTTTAATGGCACGTTATCGTAAAGTCTTAATAATTCTGACTCAGGAAGAATAGTGAATATCTTGCTATTAGAAAATGTGTAATTGTAATCAGTATTATCTGCTAAAGCTAACTCTTGTTTGTTAACCTTTTCGATAACCTTAATCACATTACTATTCATATCCTTAAACAGTAAGTCGATTGACTTAACAAGTGGTCCTCCTGTATTGCAAGTTACAATAGCAGCATTAAACTGATTAACCATACCCTCATTCAAGAAGGCATCGTTAGTAACATCAAATGATTTAGGAAAGAATGCAGGAGCAGAAAATTGAGAGATAGCAGAATATTGATTGTCTGCATACTCATATCTATAAGCAAAGCAAATAAATCTATCTTCAAGATAATTTTCCTGACCATTAAGGATTGTCAATTCTACTTCAGGAGATTCAGCAGGTGGTCTCTTAACAACAAGAATAGACTCTCGTAATAAATAATAATCTGAACCAAATGTTGGTAAAGGATAATTATTTTTTACATTGAAGAATCGTGGTTGATTATAATCATCTGTAAAGAAGATTAAGTCATCAATTATATTAACCCCTGTAATTAAATACTGAGGATTAAAATTTAATGTTGTATTTAAAAAGCCGCCATCATTTACACTGACAATATGATACGTCAATATGTTTGTTATCTCATTAAAGGAAACAATCATATCAATCTTTCCCGTAGGAGATGATGGGTAGTTGGGGTCGTGAACAAACCAATAGATTGTCTCTTGCTCCCCATCAGAAATAGCTCCAATAGTCTTGGCATCACTGCTCAATGGAACACCTTCAAACTGCAATGCAGTTAGCTTTAGGTTTCCTTTTGAGTTCTCAATAACACCAATCTCCGATTGCTCGGTAGAACCCATACGGATATTGAGTGCATCAATGTATTCTCCTTGAGGAACTAATCGTTCGTCAAGAACCTTATTCATTCTACCACCCGTAAAATTCCTTGATATCTTAGCCATATTATTTTATCATCTTGTCCATACCACGAAGGTTCATCAATAGTCTTCCCGGATGTATGTTACTAATTCTAATTTTAGCGTTTCTTAATAGAGCACTCTTTTCTTTTCTTGCTCTTGCAACAATATATTCCTGCACTCCAAATTTAGAGTTTAGTATCTCATATTGGATGTAAGCATAGATGTATTTTTCAAATAACTTATTTACAGAAACGGAAGAGTCATCCCCATTCTCCATACCATCAGATACGTACTCAAGGATGCAGCTCTTTTCTGCCATATCAGAACTAAAGTTAATGACACCTGCCTTCTTATCAATATTGAATGTAGGATTGAAGTTAGCCGTCTCAGTATTTAAACCAAATCGCTGACCTACATTGAAATCAAAGTACCATCTGCCATCCATATACCATCCATAGCTGCCATAGAATTGGCTGCCGGGATTTAAGTAGATACTCTTCTTTAATTTATTAAGCCTGTCGTAATCAATCTGCGAGTTCTGAGGTTCTAATACGTTACCGTTTTGGTCAAACAAAATATTACCTGCGTTATCCTGAAGGTATGCCCTTGATGATAATGTCTGAATGTTTTCGCTCAATGGTCTTAGGTATCCATTCTCATAAAGAGAAATACGAACCCAATTCACAAAGTCGCTTGGTAGAACATATCGTCATGACGCTGCCACCGTTAACTCTAATACCTTTATCTCTTTGAACGCATCATAGTTAAGTTCCTGAATAGCTCTCTTAGCGTGGAACAATACCTTGTAACGCTCCTCATTGTTTACCAATGAGTGATTGCCCGAATACATCAACATAAAATTGTTGACGATATCAAACAGACTTACATATTGGTAAGAACCCCAATTTGCATCTTGAGGATTATTACCATTATTGTCATAGTATTCGTATTGTGATATGTATGCCATTGATTATAATTTTTATTGTTGTTGACTGAATGTCGGTTGCTCGTGTTGCTCTTGACCAATACCAAACTGAGCCACTTCAATCTCACGGATTGATACACCACAGTATTGAAGAATCTTCATTGCTAATTTAAACTCATCCTCTAATGGTAATTCAAAATCTTGATAATCTAATTGCGATTGGTCAAATGATGGCTCTCCATTAAACAATGTAATATACGTCCACTTTGGGTCTTTCGGATATCTAAAGTAAGTACAAACCACCTGCCCATACGTGTTGATGGTCTGTGGGTACATTGTAACTACAGGAATGTTAGAATTACCATTTTGATTATTTAAAACATAAGAAGGAAAAATATTTGATGGTGTTGTTAGGTTAGACCTATTCAACATAAATATTTTACTCTCAAGAACCTTGTCTGCCTCAACACCACTTGCTGCTGAGAATATAGCATAGCTATCACCTATGGTTGTAAATGAAGGTTGTGCTAAAACTAATGTACTTGCATTAGTAATAGATGCTACCGTTGTTGTTTGATTATTTGCAGGTGATGCCGGTTGAGATAAATTAACTACTATATCTCCAACCTTTACTCCTTCTTGGTCAAAATCGGCTAATGTATCAATTAATGTTTGAAAGAATGGTGGTGTAACAGCCGTATTTGTTCCTGTAGAAAGAATAACAGGATACGTAATGATTGTATTAATCATATACGCCTCATCCCCTGTTGTTGCTAATGATGGTATAGTAAAATTATTTGCATAAGGAAAACCTACATTAGGTAAATTATTCTTCATTAAGAATCCCTCCATTACCTCAGCCATTGTCTTGCGAATATCTGCATAGTCAGTTCCTGACATACGAGCATTCTCAGCATTGATAGATTTATTATAGCTACTAAAGTATTCCTCAAATATTTCCATCTGAGCCTGTTTAGCATAAAGGTTGAAATCTTGAGGGGAGATGTACCCGTAATTATTTTTATTAAGAACGGCTAATACCGTGTTTCTTACAGCGTTTATCATCTTAATTGTTTTTACAAATATAGGAAAAAAAAGAGGGTACAAATGCACCCTCCTTTTTCAATAAATTATATTTATGTAGATTACTAAGCCATTGTTACTTCTAACATTTTCATTGCTTCGATGCCCTCATCAGACTTCAAATATAATGACACTGCTTCGTATGGGTCTTCCCCAAAGGCAATAGACATCATCTTCTTCTTGTTGGTTGGTGTATTAAACCAAACCTCCTTCTCGTTATTTCTAAATTGCAATAACTTATTCTCGAAGAACTGACGAACCTTATCTTGGAATTTAAGCATCGGGTCATTCAAGATATTTAAGAACTCCATTGGATTCATTTTAGCAAATACCAAGATGTCTCTCTTTAATTCTGCTGTTGATACCGTTGATGGGTCTTTACCAAACATTACACGAGTAAGTGTTTCAAGCTGTTCAATACTTAACTGACGAGCTTCAATCAAAGCATCTGCCTCATAGTTAAGATACTCCATCTCTTCAGCAGCATCCTTCTCCTTGTCAACCTCTTCAAATACCACATTTCTTAATGGATGGTAATATAAGAACTCCTGAAGGACAGGATTATTTTTTGGAACTCGTAAAAGACCATCTTCAAAGATGATTGGTTCTAATACTGCATTTCCATCCTGCTCATCCTCAAAAGGTGATTTTTGGTTTACGCTATAACGTAATACACGATTTAAATTTTTTTCCTCATCAAACCATAATAATGGGAAGCGAGGATGATTTCTTGAAGCTAATGTATATGATAACGGAGTTCCGTTCTTTAGCTTATAAACTTTGTCTGTAGATACTACTTTTTGTTTCATTTGATATGATATAATTTAAGTTTAACTTTTAAAAAAGGGGAGTGTATTTGAATACACTCCACCTTTAAAACTAACAATAATTATCCTAAACGGAATAATACGAAGTTGTTTGCACCTAAAGTACATACGCAACGCTCAGATAAGAAGTTAACCTCCATAGCATCTAAGTCGCTTGTCGCAGCACCACCGGCAGAACCTGTAATCCAAGTCTTGTAGCGACGGTCTTCAGCTTCTGAAGCACGGTAACGAACGTGTAAGAAAGGACGCTTTGCGTTCTTGCCCATAATTTGGTCGTAAACCGATGTAGAACCTGCCGGTACTAAGATACCTGTTACTGTTCCTGTTGCTGTAGCAGCAGCAGCAGATAAACCACCACGCATTGTAGGGTCGTTCAAGTATTTCCAATCAGACTTATAGAAGTCATATCCACGACGGAATCCGGTAAATCCGAGGTTCAACGCCATGTTGATGTCGTTG